GTTTTTTAAATGAATTACAAATTGCTTGTGTTATTGCCATAGTTTTTTCTCCTTAACTTATTTTCCGACTCGAGGAACACCTGATTGATATTCATCTCGTCTTCTTCTTCCCATTTGCTCAATTGCAAATCCTTCAACCACTTGTTTATACTTTTGTTCATATAATTGCAAGAGGTCTTGTGGGCCTTTTAGGAAGCCATAAGCTTCTACTAGGCATGCATACAATAGTCCGTTGGGAAAATTCAAACTTATGTATGTAGTAGGATTTGTACTAGATAATCCGGGATCTTTCAAGATATAATTTAACTGAATTGTAAAATTAGCATTTGGTGTAGGAGCAAATACAATGTGGTTTTTGTCCCACCAGCTGTAGTATTTTGGTACTCCAGTCGCTCCTTTAGGATTAAACTCAGACATAAAGCTTGTATCTCTCCATTGCAGAAAATCTCTATTGTTAGCTTGACCTACCCCATCAGAATCTACAATCTGAGCTGATCTAATTACTAAAGTGTTATCTGGAGTTTGAATAAATCTAGTTCCACTTGCTAAGGCAGCTGTTGCATATCTTCGGTTATTATCAGAATCAACATCTCTTAAAATTCTAAACTCAGCGTCATCTATAAAATCATTTACAATAGCATCAGTTAAAACTGTGCTAGACACCTCTGTATAATCTCTAATCTTTTGAACTAATTCAGCGTACGTCATGATATATTAATTGTTACACTCCCTAATCTTGTTACTGCTTGTCTTCTACCGTTAATCACTCCTGGATCATCAGGAACCATGCTACCATTACTAACAGTTTGAAATGCAAAGTCACCAGGTAAAGTTAAGTTTGCTACCATGTTACCACCACCAATTTGATTTGGTGGAAAGTTTTGAGGTCTTGCTTGTTCTAATCCTTGTGGGTCCGCTACAAATGGTTTTGGTTCTAATTGTGGTTGTTTTCTTTCATACTCTGAAATATGTACAAACGCACCGTTCCATTCAGTAACCATTTGTCTCCAAGGAAATGCTTGACCACTCCTATCTGAAATTGCTAATGCATATTTACCTTTTGCAAACTTCGCCATTATATCTCCGGATAATAAGTTTTAGGAGAAATATAAACACTCGCTGGTGAACCATCTTCTTGTAGCGCTCTGTTTAATTCATCCTCATAAATTAATTTACATTCTTGTGTTCTTTGTGGAGCTTTTTTCATAGACAGATAATAAGCTAAACCTGCACACATACATGGTACGAATCTGTTAACTACATCTGCTTCGTTAGTGTAGTCTCCAGCATCTTGAATTCTTTTTAAATAATAAAAATGTACAAAGTTCCCTGCCTGTGTTGTTCCAGGTGTTAAGTACAAAGTCATTGTAACTTTATCTATAAATCTTTGAACCCAATATTGTGATGGTTGACCTGTTGCAGTTTTATTTGAAAATGCAGAATATTGAGATCTGTTTATTTTTGAAAGAGGCGTGTCTACATTAGCAGTCGTTCTGAAACTAGCTTCAAGAATATCTGAAGCACCATAAACGGCTGTAGGACTTGATGTTCCATCAGTTGTAGATCTAAAAATTGTATATTCGTTTTGATCTGCAACTAAAGTAAATGTGCTTTCGGCTATTTCCCAAAAGTGCGTACCTCTGTTTTGCCATTCTTGAAACATTATGTTTAAAGAACGTCTTGCTGTTTTTAAGTCATTACCAGAGTAATCAAAGAAGCCTAATCTTTCAAAAGCCTCAGTTATAACATCGTCGATCGAGAAAGTTTTCTCGAATGTTGTTGTGCCTGAAAAAGCCATTTAAACTCCTTAAAATGTGCCAATGATTGTACAGAAATCGCAATTAGTTAAATCAACATACAATCCTGCATCACATCTAATTCCATCTTCAGGTATTTTAAACTCATGCACGTGATTAGCTGCTGTAGCAAATTTACCATGAAAAACTAATTTAGAAGCAGTCTTATCTGAAGTTGCTTCGTCGTAAATTTTTACTTCAGCGTCCGCATTACTAGCTTGAGCAAACACAGATAGAATTCTTGCCTTAGTAATAGTAGTGGCAACCGTGCCAACATATTTCTGAGCTTGTCCATCTGCTGCTAGCGGAATAGTTTGTCTAACGTCTGATCCAAAAGCCATATTTTTTCTCCTTAAAATTTTATGCGGGCCCGAAGGCCCACATTTAATTATTTATTAGTTACTAAAAGGTGTAGCGATTGTGCCATCACCAATTAACAAACCTTCAACCATGTAAGTGTTTTCTGCAGTTGCAGTAAACTTGATTCTAGATCCAGTCATGCCGCCTTTAGTACGAGAACTTGATCCAGCTTCACCATTTAAGTTCACA